CCTAAAGCAGGAGCAGCCACCTTTACCATTCCTAAGATAGAGGGACCTAATCCTCCGACCAGCTTTGCAATGATACCTAAAGGACCTGACAAGGCGATTAAAGCTGCAGTAATCCCTGCAACCCACTTTACCGTAGTCTTCTCAGATTTCGTTAATTCCTCCCACCAGATTATAGCATTCTTAATCTTGCTACCAAGCCAAACAAGCTTACCCTTGAGGAAAATCCACACGTCCTTGAAAAAGCCTTCAATCACCTTACCTCCAGCAGGTGAAGTGACCCAAGCCACCCAGCCCTCTAGACGATTAGTGAATCGTATAATAACAGGAATCAAAAACTTGGCGAGCTTAGTAACAATAGCAGTTACACCTTCGCCGATGGACCGCCAGAGCTTAGCGAAAGAATTCTTCATCTCTGTCCAGAGACGAGTCAACGAATGCTGTAAAGCCATCGCACGCTCACGATGCAACGCCTGTTCATCAGCTACCTTGCGCATCTGCTTGATACGAGCACCGAGTGACTTCTCGTCGACCTTCATCAGCTTCGTCAACTGATCGTATGACATCTCTGTCATCTCAGTGTAGTACTGCTCGTTCCACTTGAGAGCTTGAGGACCGTCTCTCTTTAACTGTTTAATAAACAGCTCCATGGGAGTAGTCACATCTCCCTTTTCGATCATCGTACGGAGCTGATCCATACCGTACTGTGTATTCCTGGACAGGAATGCAAGCCACTGTTGGCCTTGCTCGCTGTCGAGCTTCAGTGCTCTACCAAACACTCCAGTGATCGCTTCAGGCTCGATACCTATATCCTTGAACACCCCAGCTAACGCCATCATGTCCTGAGTCACGTTAGCTCTCGTATCTCCGGTAGTCTTGAGCATTCGAGAAAGGACATCGTCAAGGCCCTTAGCGAAGCTCACGAGCTCCTCGCCGCTGATAGCAGTCGTCTCCTGTATATGCTTCATCGCAGCAGAGATCCCACGTAGGCGATGATGAGGTAATTCGTATACTCGCGTAAATCTATCATACATGTCGACCACAGACGAGCTTGATACGTCCATGGACTTTCCAAGCATGATAGCATCCTCAGCGATACCTCTGAATACTAGAGATGAATCCTTCATGCCTTCAGTGACAAGCCTGACCTCTCCAATTTGCTTACCCAGCTGGACTAGCTCATCACGAGACAATCCAAGGATCCCGGTCCAGTCCTCGACTAAAGATTGAGATGCATCCATCAATCGATTACTGTTACCTAAAGTAGTATTGAACTCGCGCATTGCTTGATCGAACTCAAGGAATGCACTCATCGCGCTACCGATGAGACCGACTACAGTCGCACCTCCAATAAGCTTCGCAGCCTTAAGCTTCGCAGCCTCTCGATTGAGCAGTTTACTTAGTACTCCTCCCTTTTTGACTGCATCATCCTTAGAAGTCTCAGCTTCTTCTGCATCCTTTGCAGCCTTTTTGACTGCATCATCCTTAGAAGTCTCAGCTTCTTCTGCATCCTTTGCAGCTTTCTTTATAGCAGCTCCTGAAATCTTCGCATGCTTAGCTTGATCGTCGAGAGCGCTGCTTACAATCTTAACCTTCTTAGACATTCTAATGTAATTCTTTTCAGACTTGGACAGAGCTGCGTCCAAAGGCTTAAAGTTTACATCAGCCTCGAAATATAGAGGATTGTCTACTTTTGTAGGCATTTACTTGAGCTTCGCTCCATGCAACTCAGCTTCGAATTTGCGATCTGACTTTAACGCTTCTAGTGTCTTCTCGTGATAGAAGTCTCTCTCGAAGCAGGGCATCCTTATTACATCCTGATAACTGAAGCCGCCATAGTACACTAAATCAAACACAATTTGGGAGAGGTCCCTAATGTTTCGCAACTCTCCCTTCAGGACGAAAAAAGGTCTTGTCCATCGGCAGGATCAGATCGTTCGGATAACCGCACTCTGCGCACCGAACGTCGTCGATCTCAGTATCTACACCAAAGCTCATCGCTTGAATCTCTTGACTGATAGCGAGAGAATCTTTACCTCTAAGCGATCTAATAAACTCCATAGACTCAAGGATGTCTAACGACTCCCCGTCAACAGAAACAATTCTACGAGCGAGCCTGTAAATAACATCAGAGCTATCGAATCCACTTTTACGCTTTTTCTGCTTCTGCTTGAGCTTCCATCTCTCTACAGATTTCTCATCTGCACCTCTAAGCATGCGCCAAGCAACACATTTACCCTGGATAGGGAGCTCGAACGTAAATGGCTCCTCCAGAGACTCCATTCCTAGCTCTGCTAGGAGCTCAGGATCGTCAGCGTACGTGACACTAAGATCCTTCTCGAGATCCATATGGTGCCTGCCCTTCTCAGGACAGTTCTGACACTTGTATGAGAATGAGTACTCGCCTCCGTAGGTCAGACAGCGCATGAACAAGAACAGTTGCTGCCTGTCGGCGAGTAGGAGATCGTCTGGAGGGACTTTACAGTCGGTAAGCGTCTTGATGACAAAGTCTAACGTATCCTCGAAAGGAACGCTAGGGCTGAGGAATCGTTGCTCCTCTACCTTACCCCAAGGCTCACAATTGACGATGCCGGATGGAAGCTGATCTTCGTAGAAGAGGCCTTTCGATACGAGCTGCAACTGCCCGTGAAACTCTTTACCCATTTGACTCTCCTTTGACGGACTTATCGACTAACTTAGACGGATTGACGACTATGCGCCAGTAATACTTTCAGACCAGTCTGCCTTATCGATCGTGAGGGTGACTTCAATAAGGACCTTGTCAGATCCTTCCATCGAGAGACTTCCTCCGTTTACTGCAGACGGCCAAGTGCCTTTCAGCTTACAGACACGTACATTACTCTCATCAGGACCGTGGAGAACAATGTACGCAGTCTTCTTGTAGTCCTTAGCCAGACCGATTTTACCTGTCTGAGGATCGTAAACCATCTTGCGCCATCTCATGATCGCGCCTCGTGTATCCTTATCCACGAAGTCAACAATCGTAAGAGTGACGTCATCAACGGTCGACTGTCCAGCGACTTTACGCTTCTCGTTCTGGAACAGAAGCTCTACGATTTCGTTAGCTTCGTTAGGAAGCGGCAGCGCGTTCAGCCCCATCTCGATCAGGTCTCGATCGGCATCACCAAGAGCTACTTCGAAAGTAAAGTTATTCTGACGCTGCGGCTCAAAGCTACCTGCCTCAGCAGCAAGATGATCCGCAGAAGTTGGGTTTGTAAGTCCAGACACGTTACTCCTCCTTTTGACAGCTACGCTATGCAGCCTCAGCCAGCAGCTCCTGGAAGTCTGCGCCCTGAGGTGTGATAACGAACTGAAGCTCGATGACTTCTGCCGCCTTCATAGGCTTGATGAACATCTTGAAGACAGCTTTACTCTGTTCTCGATCCTCATTCGTAGTGGCATCAACAATGAGGTACTCTCGAATCCCTCGCTGAGAAAGCACATACCGAAGTACAGGATCGACAAGCTGCTTAAACTGACGTCCAAGCGCAGCATCATTCGGATCGAAAACAAGCTGTCTTGACGCTGTCGCAATCACCTTCTCGACATACAGAAGCATACGTCGAACGTTGACACGATTAAGAGCAGTAGTACCACGGAACAGAGTCTTCTGACCCCACACGTAAATCCCCTCGCCCGTGAACTTTACGATGGGATTTACTGCTTGACCGGGACCGTATAGGCTCTCGCGATCATCTTGGTCAGGAGAATACCTGACATCCTTAGATCCGGTTACCTTACCTCGCTTGAGACCTGCAGGTGCCCACCATGATGCCTGAATATTGTCATTGTTAGCATACACAGCTGCAGCATGACCTGACGGAGCAGTCCAGACATCTACATCATGAAACTCGTCATATACTTGCTGCCAAGTCCAGTACAAGGAAGCGTAGCTGGAGTTCAGCGCAGTCGTCCTTGTAAGGAGACCGTTATGGAAGTCAAGAATCTCCTGCACAGTATCGATCGAGCTCCAGTCGGGAGGATCGATCAACGCCATACAGTCAAGTCTACTTTCACACAAAGCGATCAAAGCATCTTGAACACTCTGAGTTGATACACCTGGAACTGCGATCAGATTAATGTCGATCTTCTCAGGATTCTTATAGCTTTGAATCCCTGTCTCGAGAGACGACGTACCGATATAGTCAGCAGCGACGATCCCGGTGTACCCGTCATCACCGCCAGACACAGGGAACGACTTACCGGTAACAGGCTCACCGCGATCTGATCTTACAGTAGCTGTCCAGTACCCTGAGTTATCGGTCATCTCTGTTACGACGTTCGAGCGGTCCATCGCATAGACCTTCTCAAGCTGGAAGGTGTTGTTAGCGTCCTTCGTCTCGAGATCGAAGTCAAGCGAGTCACCGGCATTCCGCATAGGCTTTAGATACAAGCCTTTCGCCCACGTACCTTTTGTAGCTCCCTGAAAAGTCACGGAACCAGGAAGCACCTCGAACTCGAGATTTGTCAGCGCTCCTGTAGACCACGCCACTTCGTTGACTTCGAGAGTCGTATCTTCGTTACCTGTCTTGAGTCCGGTGATCAAGTAATAGCCGTTGTCGCCAGTATCGACAGGATCATCGATATGCAGGATATCGCCTGCCTGTACACCGTGATCCTGAAACTTTGCAGTAGCAGAAACGAATTCACCGTCAGTCGCTGTCGAGCCATCCACCCCCTCAGAGTTCGGACCGTAGACAGTAAAATCCAAAGCAGTCAAGCTACCTTCAGGCCAGTCACGATCAACGGTGAGCTGCGTCTCTGAGTCTACACTCAATATGAGATAGACTCCATTATCCTCGATATCTCCAGAAGGCTCCTGAATCTCAAGGATATCACCAGCGACCAC